TCCGACATTCTCTAAAAATGCTCCAAAGTACATCCTTCCCAATAAATAATGGTGATGAGGTGCACTAATAAATATTCTTGGCGTTAACACTCTATTCATAATAGCTTCTACTCTTTGCTGTTCAGTAGCATCTTTAGGAACATAATTTTCTATGTCCAAGGCGATATCTACTAAGTGCCATATTTGATCCATTGTCAAACCCTCTAAACAAGGGTCATCAAATTTCAATGCTCGTCTCTCATCTTTCAAATTCACTGTTTGAACAACACACTGTTGTTCTCCACGAGCATATTTCTTTCTAAGAGCTTCAACCTTTTCCATCAAATGGGGTTTTGGCTCTAATGTTCCATCTGGCAATTCATTATAATATTCCATTTTATGTCTTTTTAATTCATCCATAAAACCAGTGGAAGTTTCTTTCTTAATTGATGGACAATATTTTCCATATTTGTGGCCATTTATGGCTTCAGATAAAGTAAATAATCTTCCTGGGAAATCATGTCCAATTTGTCCCAACAAATGATTAATAGCATTCTCTACTATTTCCTCATTGAAAGGTCTTGCTGTATTATCTCTCTTAATCTTATTAATTGCGTTTTGGAGAGGAGATATCTTGTGTTCTCCAATGGTAATAGGGTTCAATTGAGCTGGCAAGCTTTGTGGTGGTGAAATTTTTGCCCAAAGAACATCATTGTGTACAATTTCTGTCCCTTTAGGTAATCTCTGTCCCAACTCTTTTGGAACTTTTCCACAAAATTCCATGTTTGGTGCTTGATAATCAAATTGTGGTTCTCCTTCTAATATGTTTACTGCTAATCCCTCTGCTGTAAATGGAACAGTATCCAATGCTGGGAATAAATCACGCGCGGCGACCACTCCATAAGCCTTCGATGTTCCGTTTCCTGCTATGTGAAATCCTATGATTTTGGCAGGCATCTTGTTATTTAAAACTACTATGATGGAAAAACAGTCACCTCCGCCTGTAAGAGCTTGATAACTAACAACATCTACACATTCTATAACAACGCCATCTTTGACTTCATATTTAAATTTTGTCTCTCTCTTAGTATTGCTAGAGAATTGTGTATTATAA